CGCCAGCCGGGAGTTTTTTTTCCTCGGCCCGCGCTTCGGTCATCGCCGCGTCGTGCGCCTGGATCGCCTCGAGGATCTCGCGCAGCGACTCCGGCGTCTGGTTCCGCAGCGCCGCGAACACGAACGGATACGAGGCGTCGCGGATCCGGATCGGCTTGTCGTCGGCGTCGGTGATCGACCAGTCGATGAGGTAGCTCACCGCCTGCGCGATCCCGAGGTGCTCGAGATCCAGTTCCGGCCGTTCGCCCGATCGCATGGTCCCGGCTTTGATGACCTTGGCGTGCGCGTCGCGTTCCTCGCCGGCCGTCAGGTGCTTCCGGACCAGCAGCCAATCGCCGCCGGACAGATCGAGACGGACTTCTTCCTGTTTCCGATAGCGCGATCCCATTGTTCCCTTTCAGGGTTTGAAGACTCGGCCGGTCAGTCGGCCGCCGGAGACGGTCACGTCAGCGAGCGCCCGATACGTGGGCGCCCCGTCCGCGTACTGGATTTCAAGCGTGAGCGGCGACTGGGTAATCCGGAAGCCGTCCACATCGAGGACGGCCGCCGAGATCCAGCCGCCCTCAATCGTCCAGGCGCCGAGCCGTGCGGCTCGCTGATAGCCGAGCCGGACCACGGCCGCGGCGCCCGAGAACGTGACCCGCTGAGACCCGACCGTCGCCACGACGACGCCCTAGGGTGCGACGCCCGCGGTCCACGCGGTCGCGTTCCAGTACGCGCTGGAGCCGTCGCCGAGCCGGACGTACTGGCCCGTCGTCCAGGCCGTGGCCGGCGAGGCCGTCACCGCGGACATCGCCGCGAGGTTGGCCGGCGCCATCGCGCCCGCCGGCGAGAACGTCCCCGGCGTGCTGGTCGCGCTCGCGCCCGTCGCCGCGACCATTGAGGCCCGCGTCCAGGCGCCATTCGCCATGAACGTGCCGTCGATCGTGACCGCGGAGGTTACGCCGCCCTTGATCGAGGCGTCCACCCACGCGGGACCCTCCCAGCCGACGTTCGAGCCGGTGGACGGGTAGACCGCGATAAAGCAGCCGGTCGGCGAGTCAGCGAGGTCGAAGAGGATGTCGTCGAGGCGATCCCAGAACGCGGTGAACGTGCCGGACAGATCCTTGAGCCCGACGACGTACCGCTTGTTCGTGTCGCCGAGGCTGGTGGTCTCGACTTTGTCGGTCGCCATCGAGAGGTTGTACTCGGAGATGTTCCCGATCGCGACGTAGGCATCGCCCGCGTTGAGCTTCGCGGCGATGACCCCTTCTTTTCCGTGGGTGCCTGGATTGTTGGTTGGAGCCGCTGGAGCTGGCATGAGAACCCCCTGATGCTTTCCTGACTGTCAAAACGGATTAGGCGGTCGAGGTTGTGACAGTCAACCCCGCCCGCTCGACAATATCGACCAGCGCCGCGACCATCACGCGGCGCCGGAGAATCGCGATCGGAATGAACTTATTCGCCGGCGTCATCACGCCGGTACTCTTGTTGTTCTTTTTCCAGTGGCGTTCGCCGCGATTGCCGCCGGTCTCCCAGAGATAGGCGTGCTTCGCCGTCGCGAGCACCTTCGCCGAGACGCCGCCGACGACGTCGCTACTCAGCACGACCGAGACGTGCGATCGCAGATTGCCCGTCACACTCGGCATGGCGCCCTGAGCCTCGACCGCCATCTGTTCCGCCTGCGCCTGGACGATCACGGCCGCTTCGCGCTGGAGATCCGCCGGCAGCTTTTTCAGCGCCGCGCGGAGCTCGTCGAGCCCTTTGATCTCGAGCTTGGCGTTCATGGCACGTACGGCAGGCCCGCGCCGCCGTTGTATAAGGCCGTCCGCTCCGCAGGCGTCAGCAGCCGCTTCCAGAAGCCGACCTCATCGATCACGCCATCAAAGAAGTAGTTCCCATTCAAGGCGCCAATCGTCAGGGGATTGCTATTGATGCCAGGCACCGCGCCGCCCGTGGCCGAACTCGCGACCGTGCCGTTGTTGATTTGAATATTCACAGTGTCGGCCGCCGCGTCATGCCACCCGGCCACGAAGTACCACTCGCCGAGATTGAGGGTCGTGGCGCCGTACACCAGTACGATGGTGTGGAACAGGATGCGCTGGTCGTTCTGGATATAGAACTGATGCTCGATCTCTTTGTAGATCAACCCATTCGCCGCGCCTGGCAGCGACTCCAGTTTCAGCCAGAACGTCCAGGTGAAATCGATATCGCCGGTCTGTAACGCCGGCGTACTAGCGCAGAGGAGTTGTTGGGAACTACTGAACTCGAAATCGCACCCATTCCCGATCTTGCCGGCGGCCCCGACCGGATTGTTCGTCGGCGTGAGATGGTGAGCGCCCACGGCATCCAGGCGCGTGCCGGTCGTCTCGTCGAGCTTCCAATAAGACACGAGGTTGGCCGTCGGGAACGGCGGAGGAGGCACCCGCAATCGGTAATGCGCGAGGATCTCGGCGGGCGTCAGGGCGCGTGGATAGATCGCCACGTCCTGCAGGGCACCCGACACCCAATGACTGATCCCGGAATGGGACCCGATCGCTAATGGGTAGGCTGTCGTTCCAACCACCGTCGCCGCGAGCGGCGGAACGACATTCGCCACCGCATCGAGATACATCGCGATCGCGGTTCCGCCGGCGAGGGTCCACACAAGATGGTGCCAGGCGCCATCACTGATCGTTAGGGCACCCTGTGCCGTTGACGTGACGCCTTCCGTAATGTAGTACCACGCCTTCCCACTCGTCATCCCGAACACATACCAGGCGACTTGCGGCTCGAGCACACACAGATCGACGTTACTCGTCGTCTTGATCCAGGCCTCAACGGTCAGTGGTACCTCAAATGGGAAGATCGGGAGGTTGATCCATCCCGTCGTTCCGTTAAACGTCATCGCCTTACTGTCGGCCGTCACGCCAGGCTGATTCAGCGTCACGCCGCCAATGATCGTCCCGTCATACGTCCCCATGAGATCCCTCGCCGTCGTCCCATTCGGATCATCGAGCGGCCAGTACGCGACCGCGCCATCAGCGATCACTTGCGACTGATACGTAACATTGACCGTGACGATCGCCGGCGCCGACAGCACCGAGCCGTACGCATTCGAGACGCGCACCGCATACGTCGCCGTCGCCGTGAGCGGCCCCGTCACGTAAAACTGATCGTCCATGCCGGGCAACTCGACGCCGTCCTCGAACCACTGGTAGAAGAGCGGCACGGCGCCGGAGGCTTCGACCGTGAGCGTCACCGACTCGCCGGCGTCGATCGTCACTGACGCCGGCCCGACGTCGATCGTGGGCGGTACCGCGACCGGCGCCCCGCCTGGCGTCGTGCCGCGGCCCACGACCTCGACCGCCATCACCTGGATCTCGGTGTGCCGCTCGTCGAGGTCGGTCACGCTCTGGACTTGAAACGTCCGCCCCTCGAACTGAATCTGCGTCTCGAGCCCGATCCCCGGATGGTACCGGCCGCGAATGAAGAACGCCGCCAGCCCCTCCATCGCCTGGGTCGCCGCCGGTTGCAGCGCGCAATACCAGGTCGGCGGATCGAGCACCACCGCCGGATGCGCGAGCGTCACCAGATGCCGGTAGGAGCCGATCCCCATCGCTACGCCAGCGCCGGATCGCGGTACATCGCGAGTAGGTTCTGGAGCTCCTTCCAGATGACCGCGTCCGCCCGGTTGGTCTGGCCGGTGAAGTCATCGCCGCGATGTTCGTAGTAGTGGACGGTCAGGAGCAGGATCGCGTGCTTGACGGCCACGGGCGCGGACGCCGGCGTCCACGCCGCATCGGCCGCCGGCCCGAGGTACGCAAGCACGGCCTCCTGCGCCGTCGCCAGCTTCTCGTCGATATCCGCATCGTGCGCGGCATCGGTGATCCGGAGCTGGATCGCTTTGACTTCCGCCGTCGTCCAGAGCGGGCCGGCGAGGGTGACGCGCGAAAAGCTGAGCGTCACGGCTTGGTCTCCTCCGGCGTCTCGATGGCCGCGGGAGCCGGCGTGGGAGGAGCCGGGACGCTCAGGTCGCGCATCGCGAGCGCTTCCAGCGAGTAGTACTGCTGCTGGAGGAACGGCGACTCGCCACCAGGGACCGGGCCGAGGCCGAAGTACTTCAGCCGCGCTTCGTTCGGCGACATCGCGCCGCACGCAATCGCGTCATGCGCCGACTTCGTCCGGGTCGCGTTATCGAGCCAAATCAAGTCATCGAGATCGAACTCGGTCCCATACGGCGCGGGGAGCTCCAGGCCCACGTCGAGCGCGGCCTCGATCGCGGTCAGATGGGTCTGCAAACACTGCGAGTGGTACTGGAGCGTCGAGGCTTCGTTGTTCGCGTACGGCGGCTGCTGGCTCGAATCAACCATCGAGATCGGGACGCCGAAACAGCCGGCGATCGTTTTTGCCGTCCAGCCGGCCTGTTCCGCCCACTGCGACTCTTCCGCCGAGGATCCGACCGCCTCGTACTTCATGCCGTTCCCGACAATGGCGGTCTTGTTCGGGCCGAGCGAGTGCCAGGTCTCAGAGAGCCGCTGTGCCGTCTGCGGATCGATCTCGGTCGGCGCGACCAGCATCCCCGAGGGCCGGCCGCCGGCCGAGAAGAACGACGTACTCGCCGCCTGCATCGCCAAGCCCTGACTGGCCGCCCCACCGCAGGCG